AAAAAGCCCGAAGGCCTTAATTCTTTTAAGGTTTTTGATGGTGCTATTGGGAAAATGATTCGCGCTCGCCTAGTCTCCAATAACGATAAGTGTAAAAGCTTCTTCTTCTCCATTCTACAAGGAGTTAAGAGAGCATGTAATGTTGTACCTAGTGTATATATTGAACAATCTAAAATAAAACATTTATCCACTTTGACTAAGCGTACCGAAAGTATTGATGAGAAAACTATGTCATCATTTACTTATGCTTGTAATGTAATTCTTCACGGTGTATCCCTCACAGAGCGTAAGATACTCTCTTTTACTGAGCCTTCAAAGAATGCTTCTCTGGATTTTTCTAGGAAGTTTGGAGGCCAAGAGACGGACGTTCGATTGGCATTGGATTTTCCAGTGACCATGGACAGTGAGGCTTCAGCGAAGGTAGTCGAAATTCGTTACCCTGAACCTGAAGACCATCCAGATTCTATTCCGCTTGTTATGCGGTTAGTTTATTCATCTGGCTTCCTCGAAGATAAATCACCTCCATTCCTGCTTGACCCTCGTTCTTTTGAACAGGTACTCTCGCTTAATAGTTTTTATAACTCCTTGGAAATGGATGGTCTCTACCTTATGGGTGAAACAGATACTGGAATTAAAGAATTACGTGGTACTACACTTTCTCAATCTGATAAAAGGAGGATTTTGTCTCAAGCAATAAAGGAGACTGGCTCCGATCCCCTGGAATGTAACATCGTTCCCTTATCAGAACCTTTGAAGGTCCGTACAATATCCGCTGGCTCAGGGTTAGTGTACTATCTCTCTAAGCCCTTCCAGAAAACCTTGTGGAAGTTTCTTCGCAGGTTTCCTCAATTTATCGTTATCGGTGAACCGCTCACTAGGATCCACTTATGTGGTATTCTTGACCGGGAACGTGACTTAGTTCTTTATTTTGAACAACGAGTCACTAGTAAATCCAACACAGTCGTATTCGAAGCAGAGATTGCCCTTATTTTATTGGCAGTTCTGTTTTTATTTTGGGTGTCTGGCGACTATAGTGCCGCCACTGACAATCTCAAGATCGAATATACCCTCGGTGCCTTCGACATCGTTGCCGCTAATATGATCCTAGACTGTAAGTCACGATCTGGCACCGACGAGGAGTTAGCCCTCTTGACTTCCTATTTAGATTTAATAAGGAAGGCTTTAGAGCCGCATCTGTTATGGTACAACGACAGGAATGATAAATTAGAAGAGTTTTGTAAAACAAACAATATAAGTTACATGAAGTTAGGGAATTTTCTTGGCGTACGCCAGGAGAACGGTCAACTAATGGGTTCGCCCATCAGTTTCCCTTTCTTATGTCTGATCAATTTTGTAGGATATTGGATATCGCTTTGCAGGTTTTTGGGAACTACGGTTCCCTTCCGCCTGCTCCCTGTTCTTGTGAACGGGGATGATATCCTTTTTAGGTCAAATGATCAGCATTATAGAGTTTGGAAAGATGTAATAGCAGAGCTAGGCTTTCAGCTTTCTCTAGGAAAGAATTATACTCATAAGACAATGCTCACTATCAACAGTGAACTATATGAGCATGATGTTAGAGACCCTTTAGAGTTCCGAAAATTGGAATTTTTTAATGTTGGTCTCCTTATTGCGCAGTCAAAGGGGCGACTCGCAGATCCTAGAAGAAAGCTTCCGCTCTGTGATTTATATATAGAGAGTGTGGGACACGCTTTGAATCGTGTTCGGGCTCATCGTCGTTTTCTCCATTATAACAGGATTCAGATCATCGAAATGACGGATAGGGGTAAGTATAACTTATTCCTACCGTTAGAGTATGGTGGTCTTGGTTTCCAAGTTTACGATGAAGTACGTCCTGAGATTCGAATCACAAAGTTTCAACGTCGGTTTGCATCTTTTTTGTTGTATAAGGTTACTGAGGGTTTATCTAAAGGAAAGTTTTTGCGCAGATATTTCTGTGCTTTGCTCTCCGATAATACACCCATCCGCTCGATATTATTGAAAGCGGGTAATCCTGAGTTAAAATTAGGGGGTCTAGTTCCCGATGAAGGTTGGAAACTCTTCAACCCGAATCCAGCTAAAACAGCTGGTCCCTTTTCTTTTACTCAAGAGATTGTTAGTGATCCTGATATGACGTATAGATATCCGGCTAAGAGTGTACTACGGCAATTCAACAGAACTCAATTTCAGCTACGGTCGGGAGAACTGACCGATTCATTGCTGTGTCGAGCTATGTCGAATGAGGAGCTCCTTTCCTCAGGCCACCTTTTTGTTCACCAGAGGCAGCTCTTCTCTAAAGAAGACCCTACTGGTCCCCTTTCTTAGTGGCTTTGGCCACCGGGGTCTCTCCTTAATTTCCCAAAACATTTACTTATGTGCTAAGTCCCTAGCAAGGACGGAATGCCTACAGACTACACGGGAAACAAACAGGTGGAGAGATGAATAGTCGGCGACTGGAATCGTGAGGCCCCTGACCCAATTCCAGAAAAAAGATCAAACTATTATGGCGAGAAGAAGAACTAAGCATGTTGTGGAGATGTTTAAAACCACCGTTAAGCATGCAGTGAATGCGGCTATGGCCGGAGGTGCTACCAAATTAGCCAAGTCAACAGCTAGAAATGCTGGGGATATTGCTACCCTTGCAAAGGGTGCTCCTCAGTTACTACGCTTATTGGCGGGTGCTCCTATGGTGGCCCCTAGTCGAAAGAAGAAAACCGTTGCTGGAGGGTCCACTCTGGCTCCTGTCTCTATTGGTTCCCGAATTACGAGTTATACTCCCTCGGTTAGCACCACCAGTGCTGGTTCACGTGTTAGAAATCGTGAATTAATCAATGGTCAACTTGGTACCTCTTCTTCCTTTACTGTCCAGAATTCGTATTCTGTTAATCCTGGCTTATCTTCTGTCTTTACTTGGTTGTCTAATGTTGCTAAGAACTATGAAACATATCGTGTTCACGCTATGCGTTGGGTATTCATTCCTTTGAATAATACCTCTGCTAGTGGTGATATAATTATGTGGGCCGATTACAACGCTACTGATCCTCCTTTAACTACTGAGGCCCAGGCGTATAACCATGCAGGCTGCTATATTGGCTCTGTATGGGAAGCTGCCTCTTTATCCATGAGGGTTAAAGAGATGCATGCTCTCGGTCCTCGTAAGTTCGTTCGAACCACTGCTATTGCAGGTGATTTGAAGACTTACGACGTAGGTCAGTTTAATATTGCAACAGTCAATAATGCTTCTCTTAGTTATGCTGGTAAGTTGTTATGTGAGTACGATGTGGAGTTCTTTACCCCTCAAACTGTACCTAGTACTGCTCTTACTCCATCATATACTTCGATTGGCTTTAGTAATGCTAACCAAACAATTTCAACTGGTACTGGTGCTATCATTCTGTTTCAGAACTTCGGCGTCAGCACTTCAGGGTCTTTCGATCCTTTGAATTTTTGGTCGGGTTACTCAGCTGGTACGTTTACACCACCAGCGGGTTGCTACCGTATTACTTTTAATGCCACGCTCGAAGATACTTCTGCTGAAGATTATAGTGGATTTGCTTACTTTAACGTTGCTGGTGCGCAGTATCCTGCGGCTGGCTACCAAGCTGATTTCAATATTGATTCAGCGGCTGGTGATCTCCAAATACCCGTAAGCTATTCTGCTATCGTACCCCTCAATGGCACTCAAACCTTCTCGGTTGTGATTGACATGACAGGTGCAGCAGGTACTCTGGAAGCCTTGGCTAAGACAACATCTATTTCTATTTCATTAGCTTGATCTGCTAATTTCGACCTCCCATGTCGGTAAACTGGGCGAGTCCTAAGATATATTTACACATTCGGGTTTTAGGAATCATGTCCTTGACTCCCGTATGACACTGCATCGTGAGGTGCACTCCGTGAGGAGTTCGAGGGGAGTGATTCCCTGGCTGCGAGGCCTAGCGAAGTGTCATGTAAGCGGTTGAGTTTCGTCAACTCCCTATTGTCCCTTTTGTGTAAAGAGTCTTAGTTTTTCAGACTTGTTAATCTCTAAAGAAATGAGAAGACTAGTATGAGTTAATGATATATAACTGGGTTGATAACCCTATTATCCCTTTCAACGTTAAAGTTCCATACTGGCGCGCTACTCGCGAAGAGTGCGGTTAAAATCCGTCAATCTCAACAGCGCTTACCGAAGCGTGTGTGATCTTGTCGACATTCTGTTGTTTTCCAGAGTGGTACTCGATTGTTTCGAGGTTGGACATACAGTTTAATAATTTATTCCTAGGTCTGTGGCCCCAGAAATAGTAGAATAATTACTAAATGTATATGTCCAGCTGAAATGATTTGGTTCTATGATAAGACGTGCTCGGGCCATCTACCCGTCACACGAAT